GGTGTATAAGTATTTATATCTTCTTGATCCGAGAATCTAATAAACATATCATCTTGTGTCGTGGGTGTTCCAATAGTTGTTTCTGTACCAAAAAATACTAAGTGCCTATCAGGAGTAGATACTATCATATGACGTGATGCAGTTGGTGCACCTGATATAATACTAGCTCTAATTGTTTCTGCATTTGTTGCTGCAGAGTCCCATTCAAAAACAGCACTATCGTGAATTAAACAAATAGCTTTGTCACCAAAGTTATCTAATGACCACATACCAGGTTCTAATACTAAGTCACCTGATGCAGCTTCTCCCCATGCTACAAAATTTGTTGTGCTAGTAACTGTTGCACCTCCACTATGAGCTGCAGCAGAAGTTCCTCTAACTTCTCTTGTTACACCTGTAAGTTCATTACCAGATATACCCGTGTATGAAATTTCTTCGTTATCTATTTTTATAAAGTTTGTACCTGCATCTGGAAATTGAGATACATCATTTAATATAATTCCTGTTGTTACAGCATCATTAATACCATTTGTTAATGTAGTCGTAGGTTCTCCGGCAACTTCACCACCCCATGATCCAAGTGACCAACCAAAACCTTGAGCTTGTACAGCTGGTCCTACAGGATAATAATGTTGTACTCTAATACCACCTGATGTCGTTGCACCAGATCCTGATTCGTTTGATGGCATTGTAATAGTTATAGTTGTGCTTGATGGTACCGTTGTTACCATAAATTTTTTATCGTTAAAATCTGCAGCAGCAAAGTTTGAATTAGTTATTGCACTAAAATTATCTAATAAAACTATGTCCTGTTCTCCTATATCGTGTGGACTAGAAAAAGTTATTGTAACTGTTGGTGATCCGTTAACCGTGCTGAATGCACTAGTAAGCGTAGTTGTAGATTTAATAGGATGTATGTCATAAAATACACCACCTGAATATGCATATAAAATTCTGTTAGTTCCAATAATCGCATACTTTCTAGCTTTACTATTTACAAAATGATGAAGTCCACGACCTGCGCCAGTTAATGCGTCATCTCCTAATTGTTTCCATCCACCTATTTTTTCAGGTGTACCATATCTAAAACGAACATTATCACAGTCAGTCCATTGACCTTCTGCTGTTGTAGGTGTTATCTGTTTATTGATTCCAGGTTGAAAACCTATTTTTTGTAGCATACGACTCCATTATAATACTATTTTACAAATGAAGGTAGACCAAGCATAGGTCTTCCGTCAAATCTATTTTTATCAGCAAATGGGCCATTTACATGATTATAATGTAGAAATACTTGACCGCATATGTTCCCGTCAAAAGGCTCTCGCCAATGTTCGAGTTCGCAACCACTATATACTAGCATATCTCCTATTTCAAGCAAGACTTTAGTGCCTTTTGGAGCGTTGGGTTTTATAATATTTTGTTTTTCATTAATAACATTATTAGCTCCTGTACCATCTATAAATATAGGCCAAGGATCACCACCTAGATGTATAGTAGTAGATATCTCACAGCTTGGTCTATCTTTATGCCTTTTTAATTCATCACCATTTTTATATAGCCTTGCATATGAATAAGTTGGAATTAAATCTAACCCAGTTTCTTTTTGCATTATTGGTAATACTTTAACTAATAAAGTCTCCATTACTGAATCAGCATAATGAGAATAAGTGTTTGGAATCTGGTCATCTTTCCAAGTACCTAACATACCACTATCGTAAGTAATATTATTATCATACATAAATTTAACTGCATCTCTTTTAAGTAAAAAGTAATTAAATATAAAATTAGCCAACTCGTAGTTAATTGCATTTTTAATAACTTGATATTTATTAAAAGCCATGTTGTATAAAATTAAAACTTACTGATATTCTTATATCATTTGATTCATTGGATGTAACATTATGCCAAAGATAGTATGGAAATACTATAATTCTACCTTCTACTGGTTTTAAATGTACTTCTCTCCATAATTCTTTTGGTGGTCTACCTGGTTTTCTTGCAGGCATTTTTAACTGCGCTCCTGCTCTTGGTTCATTACAAACTAAATCACCAGAATTTTCTGGTGATTTTATATAATATACACCACTAAATAAACTATTAGGATGTATGTGTGTAGCATTGTATCCACCTGGTGGATTTATATTAGCCCACATATTACCTAATATAGGTTCACGATCTAACCATTCTTCTTGCCATATATCATTCATCATTACAAACAATTCATTTACCAAAGGTTGAAACACAGGCATCTTATGCATTTCAGTTGTAGAGTGCCAACCTTTTCTATTTGTTTTTTGAACTCCTGGATCTCGTTTAGACCACTCAACTATTTCATTAGCAAATAATTGATTATCTAATTTTACATCTTTACCATATATGTTTGTTGGAAAAAATTGTTCTTTAATCATCTAAAAGGCTTGCCTCCAAACCAAACAACAAGAGATTGTCTTATACCTCTCGTAACTGGATTAACTTTATGATTTAAAAATGACGCAAATATAATTGCATGTCCTTGTTTTAATTCTGCAAACTTTCCTGGTCCCATAAGTTCAAGATCTCCACCTTCAAATTCTGATGGATCATTTAATAATAAAGTCATTGATATTTTTCTAACTGGTGGTTCGTGTTCCATGATTACATCACAATCCATATGCCAATCATAGAATCCTCCTTCAGGATATTCTGTAAACTGTGCTGGTTCAGTAATTCGTATGTCATCAAAACCAAAATGATTTTCATTTGCTTTTTGTATAAAGTTATTAAGATCTTGATACATATGACCCATTTCTTTAAACGGTATCCAACTTATTGTCGTAACTCTTTTGTTTGTATTAGTTCCGCCACCTGGTTTATTCATACCTATTTGTGCTTGTTGTGGTGGTTGTTTTCTCCCTGATGCAATAATTTGTCTGCATTGATCTGGTGTAAATAAAGGTGTCGTTGTTTGAACTATCCAACTTTTCCATTTAGGCTCAGATATATGTCTATTTTCGTACATTAACTTATTCCTCTATTTATTATTGGGTTATATTCTACATCACAATTTGCAGCTAGTGTTCTTCTAAACCCTGGCCCATTAAAAGGATATACGCAGTGTCTCATATCGTATGGAAATATAAAAAAATCTCTTTCTTTAAGTTCTGGTTGATAATCTACATTAGCAAAATGACCATTAGTTGAACCTAGTATTTGTAATTTACCATTTTGTGGTGAGTCTGCTGCTGAATATTCTACACCATAAGATTTTGGTAATTTTAAAATCATTACAGAAGATAAACCTGTAAACAATGCTCCTTGATGCACGTGCACTGGATTGTATTCATGTTCAAACATTTGATTAACCCAAATAGAGTTTAAACGTAACTTGTACTCTATCGTTTTATTCCAATCTAAATAATGTTTAAATTTTTCAGTAAACCATTCTAATACAGTATTAGGTAAATTATTATGTTTAGTCATTTTAGGATTATCCTCACCATCAAAAAACAAACTATGTTCTTTTTTAATTTTACCTACTAGTTGTTTATTAGCTGGTTTTAACTTAGAGTATTTAGTCTGATAAATATCATTAATCGTATAATATATGTCTAACGGTACTTGATGTCTAAGCACCGACTGACCTAAAAATATAGAACTAAAATTATTTTTCTGTGGCTCCGAGATCATTGGTTAATTGTTCTTTCTTGTTGTAAATCATTTCGCCTGATTTTTTAACTCTTTCTATAGTTTGTAATTGTCCTAATACATTAAACACTTCTGGTTGAGATGATCCTTGGGTTAATGTCTCTGCTTTGTTTTTCATAATTTGATGGTAAGATTCTAATTGGTGTCTGTTAACATCCTTGTCATCAAACGAACCATCATTAAATTCTTTTTTAAGTGTTGACCATAGTTTAATTTCTCTCATTCTATCACGTGCTACTAATTGCATATTAGCTATTGAATAAGTTTTTTCATCTATATCAATTTGAAGTAATTCTTTTTTTAATGGATCTTCTTCTGTCTTTAATTTTTCTTGTAATCTTTTTATTTTAACTTCATTACGTCTTGCATCAAATGAAAGTGTCATTAAATTTTCTAGGAATACGTTTTGTTCTCTAACACATTGCCAATACTTTGAAGCTTTAGTTGGATACTTAGCATCTTGTAAAACAGACATTCTCATTTCTGTCTCAGTTCTAAAGACTTGTTTCTTGGTCCAAGTATCTCTAAGTTCAGATGTCATTTCTTTAAATTCTTTTACATCATTTGGATCAAGCAGATTATTTAAGCTAGGTGCTTCTTTTTCTATTAACGCATGTATATTTCTTTTTTCACTCATTATGTATTCCTTTCATTGAATAATTTTAATATAACTATTTAAAGTTATAAGTCAAGTTAGCTTGAAGCTATGTTTCCAGTTCCAACTGGTTGTGTAAATTCTTCTGTTTGTGTAATAGAAGTACCTGTTGTAGCTAAAGCTGCAGCTGTAGTTCCAGCGGGAGATCCTCCACCCATTGATCTACTTGTTGTCATATTAGGTTCTGCTGACCAGTTAGTTCCATCGTATTTTACAGTAGTTTTTACTGCGCTTGCTGGATTTCCGCCATAGTTTAAACCTGCTGTTTGAGTGCCTGAACTCATTGCCGATCCTCCTGAATAAGGTCTAGCATTAACAGTAGTCCAAGATGAACCATTATATTCTTCTGTAGCATTACTACTAGGATTTCCTCCACCAACTAAACCTGCTGAAGTAGTTCCAACACCAGCACGACCGTATTTTCCTGTGTTTAAACTAGGTGCACTTGTCCAAGATGAACCATTATATGATTCTACTGCTGTTGTAAAACTATCAGGACTTCTAATATAACCACCTGCTCCAAAAGCTGCTGTTTGAATTCCAATACCAGCCAACAACTCTCTACCTGTACTTAGTGATCCGACTGATGTCCAACTTGAACCATCATATTCATATGTAGATGTTACATTGGGATAACCACCAAATCCTAGTGCCGCTGTTTGAGTTCCTGTTCCACCAAGATTACCTACAGCTCCAGGGTAATTAGTTACTTCACTCCAAGATGATCCATTATATTCTTCAACAAGTGCTTGATTAGCATAAGGTGAGTTACTTAATTGTCCTGCAAAAATTACATTTGCTGTTTGAGTTCCTGCTGATGTTGTTGTTCTTGCAGTGCCTACAACTCCGCCAATAGCCCATGCACCAGCTCCTAAAACACCTGCAACACGTGTTTTTTCTAAAGTAGAATTATACCATACTTGACCATTTTCTGTACTAGGGGGGTCTGCTGATAGGAATTTAACTTTTAATCCGTTAAGTACGTTGTAGTCTGACATTATAAATTCCTAAGGTAATACTATATCTGTTGGTCTTTGACTTGTTATTTTATATTCTTCAGGTGCAGCATCCCATGATGCTTGTGCTGCGGTTATTTCTGCATCAACAATAGCTTGTGCTTCTGCTTTTGTTTTTGTAATACCATTTTTACTAGCTAACCACACGGCACCTTTTTCATTATTACCAATAACCCACACATCTCCTTGATATCCTGCTAAGAAAAAATCAAGTCTATCTTGACGAGTAAAGAAACCTTTACCTGTGTTTGTAGCTGTTCCATATATAAATAGTGACATAATTAATACTCCTTACTTTTAATATAACTTAAATTTTGTTCATTATCAACTTGTTGTTAATGTTTGCACTGTAGCTACTCCACTAAATTCTTCTGTAAAGTTACCACCACTTCCATTATTACCACCAAAAGCTAATGCCGAGCTAGTTGTTCCAGCTCTAGAACCATTTTGTCTTCCATTTCCCATAGCGGGTCCTGCTGAATAAGCAGATCCATCGTATGTAAAAGTACCAGTGCTATTAGGTGAAGGAGTAAATATAAAACCATCTGATTCACTTCCTGTACCTGCTGCTCCTTGAGTAGAAGCTGGATAATTTGTTTCTCCTGACCAAGAACTTCCATTGTAACCTTCAACGGCATTTGTTGTTCCAAAAGAAGGTGGTATTTCTCCACCAATACATAATGCTGATGTTTGAGCATCTCCTAAAAATCCAACCTGATTTCTAGCTGTTGACATAGCACCTGATGTTGTCCAAGAAGAACCATTATATTCTTCTGTATTATTATACCAAGTATGAGGAGGACTAGAAAAACCTCCGAAAGCTAAACCTGCAGTTTGTGTTCCCGCTGATCCAACAGCCCATCTTGCATCTGAACCATTTCCAGTGGCTGTCCAACTTGAGCCATCATATTCAAATGCTTCTGCAGTTACACTACCACTAATTCTACCAAAAGTTTTTAATGCTGCAGTTTGAGTTCCCAAACCACCAACTAAATCTGAGCCTCCAGGAAGGTCGCCACCAGCCGTCCAATTAGTTCCATCATATGCAAAAGTTCCAGCTTGAGCTGTACCTGGAGGATTAAGTGCTCCTCCAAAAGCTAGGGCTGCTGTTTGTGTTCCAGCACCTCCAAGATAAGTTCTATTACCTGGTAGGGTGTTACCACTTGACCACGCTCCTATTAAAGCAACTGTTTTAAAAGTATTGCTAGTTGTATTATACCAAATTTCACCTGTACCATAAGCTGCAGGAGGATCACTTGATACTGATCTTACATATTTTCCAAATAATCCTTTATAAGTACTCATAATTTTAAGACGTTGTAATTGTTAAAGTAGCTGAATTATTTCTACATCTAAGTGTTTGTGTAACTGAGTTATACCAAACTTGTCCTTCAAGAGGATTAGCTGGATCACCTGCATAAGACTTTATGGCAAGTCCTTGAAGAGTTCTATATACCGTCATTAAGCTCCTTAATTATTCTTTAAGAGCCAGCCTTGTGTACTATCTACGTAAACTAATGTGTTAGCTGCTCTTTCTGTTGATACTGTTAAACTATCCGTAGATCCTGCAATTTTTTCAGATCCATTTGGATCAATTGTAAGTGCATTAGAATCAAATGTTCCTGCATAATCTATAAAAGAAACTTCATCCCCAATAGTTCCTGCAGGTAAATCCATTTCAAATGCTCCGCTTGTTGTGTTTACAAAATATCCTTCACCAGCAACTGCTGTAAATGTAGAAGTTTTTACTGCTTGCCATGATGTACCACCTGATACTTCAGCAAAAGATAATTGACCAACACCTGTAGCGCCTGAACCTGTGATACTATCTACTTTTAAAAATCTATCTGCTGTAACATTTCCAGTGGGAAATTTTAGTGTGTAGCTTTGCCCTGAAGCATGCGCGGGTGACTGTAATTTAATCCCATGGGAATTAGACTCACAGTTAAGAACAAGAGTACCTGGATTTGTATTACCACCTACAACAACTGCACCTGTTCCGTTTGGTGTTGATGTGATATCACCGTTAGCTGCATCTGTGATTGTGATATTACCAGAATTTGTACCGCCGTTAGTATCTAAAATTAAATCATGTGCACCACTTGAAGTTAGTGTTGCGTTTGCTGCCCCTGTACCAATTTGTATTTCACCAGTTCCTTTTGGTCTTAATTC